TCCGAATACCCCGCCCGGATGGCCGCCTCGCGGACGCTGATCGCGCCGTCGTTCGCGACAAACTCCTGCACGAACCGCCGCTCCCGGTCGGTCAACTGCTTCAGGGGAATCCGCTTCGAAACAGGCGCGGACAGCCGTTGTTCGACGATTCTCCGGCTCGAGGTCCTCTGGTTTACCGCAAGCCCAGTGTGGTTTTCTTTTTTCTTAGGCACTCCAACCCTCCGCTTCCTTTAGCTGATTTTCTATGAAAAACAAAAACATAAAAATAAAAAATGATCCGCGCGCGCACCCCGTATATTTCTATAACACCTTACACCTTACTCCTGCACCATATTGGTGTGTGATGTACTAAACCCTTGAAAACACTATACTCTTACACCCTTACACCACTTACACCTATTTTCAAAAAAAAATATTTTTTTTTCACTCGTGGGTAAAACTCCCTAGTGGTTTCGTGTAAACGCGTTAGTCGTCCTCGATTTCGTCTCCCATCTCCTCCCCCAGCGACCCCGCCAACGCCTCGCCCTCGATCCATGAGACAAGAAACTCGCCCTCTGCATCTCGCCTGAAGGCCTCTTTCACCGCCTCAGTCTCGCTTTCCGCCCTCACCCTGACCCTCAGCGCCTTCTCCATCACCACCACGAACGTCTTCATGCCCGTGCCCTCCACTTCTGCGGCTGCTGGACCTTGGGCCATGATTCACCCTCGTTGACCCGTCTGACGGCCTCCTTGACCTTTTCGACGTACCCTTGCCTCACCCACACCTCCAGCCGAATCATGCCCTCCGCAACGCGACGTGCGCGCTCAGCCTGCTTGTTCAGCCGCTTCTGTGCCTTTCTTTCTTCAGTCATCACTTTCTGCACTTGTCTCTCCTTTCTTGTCCTTAACCCACAGTCTCCCCGGCCCTTGGGCCGTGAACCGTTGATCTTGATGCAGTCTCCATCCCTCCTCGTCCGGCGGACGTTTTGCGACGCAAAACAGCATCCCCTTGGCCACGTAAACCGTGACCGAGGGGGCTGTAGCCTTGCCCGCGCGAACGATGGCCCTTGGATCGACGTGAGGGTCGATGCCAAGGGTATTCGCGACAACCTTGTAGGCCGTCATATCACCAGTCTGGGGATAGGTTGGCCGCGAAGCGGGGGTTTGTGAACCCAAGTTGCGTGGCCCATGGTTCTGGGATGAAGTACCGATTGCGGTGGTCATAGACCTCGTTCGTTGTCGCGCGGACCACGAACGTATGCACGGACGCTCTCTTGCGGTCGTTCGCGTTCGGCGTGTTGGGATTCCCGCGCCACTCGCGCCACGGGTCAGTCTCGGCGCTGTCCACCACCTTGAACACCGCGTTCCGGGGCAGCAGGCCGGCATGCAGCCGCGCACATTCGCGTGCCTCTGCGTCGGCCTCCTTGCGGGTCGGGAAGCGATACCCCTGCGCGGCGGTTCCCCCTGTCACCCGCGCAAGCATGGGGCGGTAGATCGTATCAAAAAAGTACTTCACGTCCTTCTGAAAGGGGGTCAATGCGATCATATCTGGTCTCCTTCGTTGGTTATTTCAGCGTCCACGGGTTTGTCTTCAGAGGGGTCTGGTGCAGCCTCTGGGTTGTCATCAAGTCCTTTCCAAAATGGAAACAATTTCAGGGCGGCGTACTTCTCCATCCATTTCATGAATTTGATGGTGCCGAGGTAGTTGTGGCCGCGATCAATGCGATAGGAAACATTGGCGTTGTGTCGAAGGTGGAAATGGATAATCCATGACAGCACCTCGACGGACAGCTTCTCCCCGCACTCGACCATCTCTAGGTAGGGTTCTTTGATCTCCTCCGAGTACTTCCATGTGAAGATAACGTTGGCTTCACTGGGTTTCATCCATTCAGGGATTGCCGCCTCTGTTCTCCACGCACAGACGTACTTCTGGCACGGGTCCTCGGGCCGTGTCTCGTAAATACTGCACCCGCCAGTCTTCATGAAATGGCACTTCCTTCCCGGGTACATCGGATAGGTCTGGATGGTGGAATACAGCCAGCCCTCGCAGCACCGCGTGCATCCCCCGCACTCCCTGATCGTAGGTCTCATTCGTTTGTTTCTCCTTCTTCGTTAATTACTTTGGTCCACAACTTCCTGACGTGTTCCCAAGCCTTACGGTCCATGTCATGCCCGAGTGGATGAAAAGAATCTCCCCGTTTGCGAGACTCATCGTCCCGCACAAACTCTTCCTCAACATCGCGCTGGATGATGGCCTTGGTGTTTTCGCCGAGTTCATTCCACGAGCCAATCAAAAGATTGCAAAAGTCGGACACAGCATAGGTCATGCGCCCCATGTAGTACCGTGTCGCACCGACCCAGAGAGTGAGCTCATGTTGTGGTGACATTTTGTTCATTGGTCATTTCTCGCACGTATTGCATCGGCAATGTCGTGCCGGTAGATCGCTATCTCTGCAATCTTCGCACAGGCTTCGCGCTCGGCAAGTACAGCACTCTGTTTGACGAGTCGGGCGAAGCGTTCCAGCGCTGGTCCGTGCAGCTCGGCCAGTGACATGCCATAGCCTGCCTCCTGCGCCATGCGGACAATATCGTCTTGAGTCATTCTCTCCTCCTCAAAATCTCCGGCGTTCCGTAGCCGTAGCCATCGCCGTATCCGGAGCCTTGGGACCCGGCCAGCCGGAGCCATCGCCGGAGCCGGAGATGTAGCAATCGCCGGAGCCGTAGCCGGAGCCGTAGCCGGAGCCGGAGCCGTAGCCGGAGCCGTAGCCGGAGCCATAGCCATAGCCATAGCCATAGCCATCGCCGTAGCCGTAGCTGGAGTTGGAGCCGGAGCCGAAACCGTTTCCTACTGGTAGGAAGTTCATCACGCTTTCTTCAGGTCTCATTCTTTCCTCCTCAAAATCTCCGGCGTTCCGTAGCCGTATCCGAAGCCGAAGCCGTAGCCATAGCCATCTCCGGAGCCGTTACCGTAGCCGTCACCGTAGCCGTCACCGTAGCCGTTACCGTAGCCGTCACCGTAGCCGTCACCGTAGCCGTCACCGTAGCCGTAGCCGTAGCCGTAGCCGGAGCCGGAGCCGGAGCCGGAGCCGGAGCCGGAGCCGTAGCCTTTTCCTACCAGTATGAAGTTCATCACACTCCCCAGTCGTCCGACACAAGCACCGAGAAAATTTCAGACTGAGCCGGAATCTCGACCCGTGTCTTCATCTTCCGAAGTGTGACGTTGTCGTCTTTTGGATTTGCGATCACACCGTCGAATCCAATCGACTCCCACCTGAAAACCCATACCGCTCTGTCCAAAAAGATGCGATTGCCCTCGCGCGTCACATCGCCCGCAAAGATCCAACCGCGATCCACAACGACAACCGCGCGTGTGCCCGCAGCACGAACAACCGGCGCATACTCAATACCATCAATAATCACATTAGCCATTTTTACTTCTCCCCCTTGGTTACAAATGTGACGAGCATGCTTGGGAACGGTGCGGAATTCTTGACCCCACCGAACTTCAAACGCCCGCGCAGGAACTCTACTTTGCCGTGCGGAAAACACAGCTCGTGAAACCACTTGGTGTCCGTCCGCGCAGGTAACAGACAGACGACAAGACTGGCCGTGGTCCGTGAAGCGTGAAGCGCTTTGTCGATCCACAGCCCAATCTCCCTGCCATAAGGCGGATTCATCCACACCCGCCCTGACCATTCCTGCGACAATCCGTCCTGTTCCTTGGTGAAGTAATGCGCGCATTTCGCATTCTCAGGAGTAGCGCACACGTCCAAAGTAAAGTGATGCACGGCGTCCAGCCTGTCGAATAAATCCTGTGGCGTCGCCCACTCAGGTGTAGCGCTAGTGAATAGCCCGGTGTTGATCATCTTTCCTCGATTTCTTTCTTAACTAGACTCGGCATCAACTCTATAATAATCTTCGCGCACTCTAATGCCACCTGCCGGTGCTCTTTCTGGGTAGAAGAGTCGGTGCGAACATCAAGGTAGTGAATCCACGAACGGACGCTACCGTTCATATAGAGCACGCTCTCCATCATCCCCTCGGGCAGCAGGGCCCGTGCGACTTCTTTTGCAATGCCGTTTTCCCTCGCCCACTTATACCCGTCAAGTGCTGCTTTTATGATTTCATTCTGGTACGCATCCCAGCGTTGCTGTAACTCCGGGCCGACGCCTTCGATAGAATTCTGTCGGTTCTTAGGATCGTGCAGCCGCGCTTCCCGGAAAACATACCCAAGCTCTGTCGGATCGGCGTAGCGTTGCGAGAATTCCTGAAAAGAAAAACTACGGTGCCGTAACATCTGCCGGGCGATGTCCCGGGTGGTTTTGACCTCCATACAAACATTCACCAGCTCGAACGGCGACCAATGCTTGTGATCAATCAAATACCGCAACAACTTGTCAGCCGTCGCGTGATTGTCTTGGTTTTGCGGGTTACTCACTCGCGCGCAGTAAGCAATCAACTGCTCCGGGGCCATGATTCCCAGAGGCGTTGTGGTGTACGAGATTAGTCTTACGTGCATGCTATTTATCCCCCTCACGTAAGGCGGCATAGGCGCGCTTGACCACTGGAGCCATCATGTTCCCCTGCTCCGTTTCAAATTCGATGTGCTCAGCGGTCCAGCATTCTTCTGGATGGTACTCGTCCAACAACTCCTTCAAGGATTCTCTGAGCAATTTGTTCTGGTTCATTAGATCAATGTGATCTTGCAGCAAACAATCCGCAATCTTCTCAATCATGTCGTTCATGCCCACAACTCCTATTCCCATTCTTTTTCTAGCAGTCCATTCTTATCCATCACCGCGATCTCTATATCCACCGCTACTGCATACACGGCGTCAAGTAATAAAGGGTCGGTAATTTTCATATTTCCATTTATAATCTCGATCATTTCTTCATGCGTTAAACCCAAGCTCCCTCCTTTGCAGGACATCGCCTTAATTAAGGTTTTGGTTTTCATTTTCATGATATTTCAACACCGTAGATGATGCCGTTAAACACTCGTTCACTGTTCTTGTACAGTGTTTTGTTGTTGGCCTCATGGTACAGGGTCATGATGATGAACTTCTCATCTTCCGTGAACTTAGTTTTATGTAGGAATGTATAGGGAAAGTTCATAGTGCACTTGATACCATCATCGATGGTCGTCACTCGGATGTATGGGACCTTTGCATATTGCTCGCTCATGATGGCACTCCTTCTACTGTTCATGCCCACAGCTCCTCCTGTTCGTAATACCCCGCCATACGGTCCGCTTCATATTCCAGAAGGTCCCGCGCGTCCTGTTCAATCTCTTCGATCTCCGCGTCCGTCAGGTCGTAAACCCTCTCTCCGCCCATGAACACGTCGAAGTCGAGGAAGCCCTGCTCCTCGGGATACCACGTGTCCGGGTGGCCCGAGGACTGCCCGGGACGATCCGGGCAGTAGGCAGTGACGACAACGGTGGCGGGCTCGCCGCGCAGTGTGATGTCAAACTCCATGACGCACCTCCTCACGCTTCCACAGGCTCTCAGCAGAGCGCCGTGCATGCACGGCAAACCCGGCGCAAATGGTTTTCCCAAGCTCCATGAGCCC